TATTTCCAAGAAGTTTTGTAGAAGTCATATGAACCTCTTCTAAATCCAGAGAAACCTAAGTTAAGCGCCATGTCTTCAGAGTTTTCAAATACACCGTAAGATGTACCACCAGCTCCGTAAGAATTTTGCTGTGCTAACATATTATCAAATAATAGTTCAGTTTTTCTGTCTAAGAATAACATATTTTCTTCAATTGCTCCTTGACTGTCTAATAATCTTAGTACAGAGTCGAAATCTTGAAGTGATCCAGCGTAACCAGAAAGTACATTACCACCATTGTTGATAGCAGCAAATAAACCTTCAGTACCGATTTGACCAGCAGTAGCTCCTGCAACACCAGCTTGTGCTCCAATAGCAGCAGCAATAGCGTTTGTAGCAGCTAATTCACCTTCAATCATTGACATCTCTAAGTAATCTTCGAATCTTAATCTAGTTTCACCTTCAGCTTTTAAGTACCATAGATAACCAGAGTTACCATCTTCAGTAGCAACCTCAACCCAACCGATTTGAGCTGTATCAGAACCAGATACCGCGTATCTATCTCTAATAATTATTGGTTTGTTACTAAATACTGATAATTGTGGCTCAATAGACTGAGTAGAAGCTGGTCCATTAACACCTTTAGCAAATTCAGAACCGTAGACAAATATCTTTAATCCAGTTCTGTTAGCACCACCAGCGTTAACGTTTGTTCTTGTATAAGGTTGTACAGTAAGAACTCCAGTTGCAGGGTTTGCAGTTGCACCAGAAGTTAATACCATTGCTTTACAAGTAAACGAAGGATCAGCAGGATCCATAATTACAATAGTTTGGTTAGGGAAAATAACGTTTACGAGATTTGCACCTATACCTTGAATAGTTAAAGTGTTTGCAGTACCACCATTACCACAAGTTACATTATCATAAGAGATATGTAATCTGTTTTGCTCAGACCAAACAACTTGATCAGACATCATTGGCATTTCTGCTCCCACCATTCTTAAGAAGCCTCCAATCGTTCTGTTTCCATAACGCTCTACCTCGGCTTCATAAATTTCAGGTAGATATTGTTGCGCGAAATCGTTTCCACCCCCGTCAGCAAAATTTAAATAGTTTGATGCTAACGTTTCTAACTTAGGAGTAGGTACTAGACTTCCGAACTGAGGACTTAATACACTCATTTTAAATAGTTTTAATTGTTAAATTTACTTTTTTTAATTCTCAATTTTGAACTATCTACACCGTCTATAGCACGAACTTTTAATCCTCCAATATAAATATCACCCTGTGTTTGACGTGGTTCATCAGATATATTCTTTGAACCATCAACTACAGTTTTTATTCCATCAGATTTTCCTTGCTCGTAAAAATGATTTACTATTTTATCTATATTCTGTGCAGCATATATAGCCTTATGATAACCTTTCGTATCTTTAACGTTTCCTTCATTGTCTAAGAACTTCCCGACGAAGTTGTTTAAATTTGATTGATTCTCTGCAACATCACTAGCGTTTTTAACACCGTATCTAAATCTTTTTTCTCCAACTTCGAAATCAAAACCTTTGAATTCATCAGAGAAATAATCTTTAGTAGTGTTAACAAATTTTTCATGTTGCTGCGAAGCTATTTCTTGTTCTTTGTTGTAACGATTAAAAAAGTCCATAGCCTTTTGTTGTTCTTGAGTTACTCCAGGTCTTAATTTGATCTCGTCATAATACCTTTGTTTCAAGTCTTCTAAATGACCACGCGCTTCTGCAACCGCTTCTTTTTTAGCGAGTTTCTTTTTTCTGATGTCTCGCTCTTCATCAACGTCCGCATCATACTTAAATTGATCTTCCATTACAAATGAAATTTCATCATGAGTAAGATGTGGCTTAGTATTTTTATAGTATTCTCTAAGTAAAGCTTCATCATCAACATTAGAATAGTCATGATTTAATCTTACATAGTCTTGAACAGTACCACCAGTTTCTTCCATAAAAGATACAAGTTTTTCAATGTTTTCAGGTAATTGTCTACCTAATACTTGTTCATCTCTTTTAGCTTCAGCTATTTTCTGTTCTACTTTTTTTACTTGTTCTTGTTCTTCTTTATTAAGTTCGACAATAGGCGATTCGGACTTTTGTACTTCATCTGTATTGCTGACCCGTACTTCTCCGTCCACTTTCTTGCTAGCTTCGGGTTTGTCGCCCACAGGTACTTCCTTTGTTTCTCCGATTTGAATGGCATTGTCTTCTTTTTTAATTTCTACTTTTACTGGTTCCTCAACTTTTACATTAGGGTCTTTTCTTAAATCAACCTTTACAGGTTCACTTTTTGCAGTAAATTTTTTAGGCTTTGATTTGATCTTCATATCACCGCCTTCTGATTTGACTTCTTGAGTCACCTCAGGCTTCTTTGTTTCTTTTTCTGACATAATAAAATATTATAAAATTAGTTATACTGCCGGAGGCATTTGATCCGGACTTTCTTTTTCAAAATCTGTAGGCATAAGATTTAATTGTCTTTGCTCAATCATTTTACTTTGTTGAGTGCCTTCCATTTTTGTTCTTTTATCTTTACGATCTTCTATATATTGCTCTTTTGTTTTTAAAGCTTCAACTTCCATACGTTTTAACTCTAAATCAAACTCATGCTTTAACTGCATTTCTCTTTGTCTTATTACAGATTCTTGTTCTATACGTTGTAAAGTCATTTGATTTTTAGCTTGTTCATATTGAACGTTTGAAGCTGTAAGAGCTTGTTGTTTTTGCATTTCAGCCTCAGCAATAGCTTGAGCAGACGCTGCTTTAGCTTGTTCTGCTGATGCAGCCATTGCTTGTTGTTGCTGATCCATACGTTTTTGTTTTTCTTTACGTTTTTGTTTCAGCACATCATTAGCTAGTTTGATATTTTTTATTCTTCTAATATCAATAGCATCTTCTAAGTCTATACCACCTTGTTGTATAGCCATTTGAATATTTTGTTCTAACCTTTGTTTTTCTTCTTCTTCTGGTTCTAATTCTAAATAAATACCAAAATCATGTAAAGGTAAATTTTGTATTTCAGCTAAAGTACCTACGTTATAAGTAGATATAGAGCTTTTTAAAGAATTTAACGTTAATGGATTTTTCAAAGAATCAGCAACTTTCAAAGATATATTTTCACATGTTCTTAATGTTAACCATAAACTAGCTTGCATTACGTGTCTTGTAGCAGTATTAGAAGCATTTACAGCCATTTTTTGTAAACCAACTAACGTGTCTTTTTCTGGCATACTACCATCTCTAGCTTCATTCAACCCTGTACAGTCTCTAATTAATTGTAAATAATATTGGTATGTTTGAATTAAACTAGCAACCTTACCTTGACCACTTGAAGTTTGTAATTCTTGAATAGGTACTTTACCTGGATTCATATCACCTTCTTGAGTCATTGATCTACCTACGATACTACCAGTTTGAAAATACATGTTTAATGCTTCAGCTGGATTATAATTAGTACCATTACCTAAATCAACCTCAGCAAGACCGTCCATATCTAAGAATACACCATCTGGAACTGTACGAGCAATTACTTGTTGTAGTTTTAAATGTGTTATCTGAATCATATCAGCAAAACCAGTGATTTTACTTACTATAGATTCTACTTTACCTTTATACATACGAGGAGCACATATAGCGTAGCTCATTTCCACTTTTGTAGTATCTGCAAATGGTCTAGTCATATTACTTGATAACTGCCACTTAATCAACTCGTTATTACCTAATACTTTTACACCTTCATATAATACTTCTATTTTTCTAGAAACTCTTTGGAAGTTGTCATTAGCAGGTGGGTTAAAAGCGTCTGTTTTTTCTAACGCTTTTTCTAATCCATTATCTGTTTGTTTTATTTTAAAAACTTGTTCATTATAAGTTTTATATTCAAAAAATAAAACTGAAACCGTGTTAGGATCATAAGAGTTATAACCATACATGCTAACTCTATCTTTGTTATAACCTTTTGTTTGCTCTATTCTTTTTAATTGCTCTTCAGTTAAATACGGAAATTGTTTTGCTATTTCAGGAATAGTTAATTGTTTTACTTCACCTACATAATATATATCTTCAAAATGTGGATCTTCTGTGTAAGAATATATTAAATTAACTGGATCAACGTATTTTAAGTTAACACCATTAGATCTATTCCAAGCAGTTTTAACAGCTCCAATACCTAAAGTAACTAAATCATAATTAAATCTTTTTCTTATATTATCAAATCTATTTTTCTTTAAAGTGTTATTAATAACTTCTTCTTCAGCAATTTCAATAGAATCTTTATAAGATAATTGCATATGAATATCTAATTCTTCTGGAGTTTCAGGTAGTTTGTCAGGATCTGTTTGAAACTCGTTTATACCTAGAGTTTGTTGTAATTCATTTAAATAAGGTTTTGCTGCCATATCTTGCAATATAGCTGTAGCATAATCAGTTCGCTTTTTTAATGATGTAGGATCTTGAGCAAAAGCTTTTATTTCATAAAGCTTATTATTCATACCATTAGAAACTATATCTACAAATTTAGATATAACTGGAACAGGTTTCCAGTCTAAATTAAGATAAGATAAATCACCATTTATAGCTAATTCATCTTTATATTTTTGTACAGACTGTTCACCTCTTGCGTATAATCTTAACGTGTGGTATCTATTATAAGATGTAGCAAATCTCGTACCATTACCACCTTGTTGCCACCATTCACCTTCTATAGCCTGTGCAACTTGTCTTCCGTATTCTTCTGAGGATTTTTCAGCATCAGAGACTGTTTGGCTAGGAAAAGCACTGTTTGGATTTGCGTATATATTCATTTACTTAATTATTTTTGATAACGAACCTCGATTATCATATTTTTTAATTCCTAAATCTATTGGCTCACGTTTTCTTCTACTTACAGGAGCATATCTATTTTTATTACAAGCCATTAAAGCTAAACCTGAACTAATAGACGCATCATGTGTTGTTCTATTATTTATATCAAAAGCTGCCCAGTCTTCTAGTGTTCGTTGAAAGTATATAGTACCATAACTATCACCATTAAATCCTACAGCTGTTTCAATATAAGACTCTATAGCTGCAGCATGAGCTTGTTTAATATCTTCACTTGAATTAGGTATACCACCTATTTCTTTTTCTGTTACTGATAATTTATTCCAAATTTTATCAGGTCTATTCATTGCGAAACCTCTATAACCTCTTCTTTTAAAATGATATAAAAGTCTAGGTTTATTATTTTCTACAAGTATTGGCATACCATAAAACACGCACGCCATCAATACATCTTCAAAAAATACTTCAGCGGTTTGTGGTCTTGCTATATATTCTAAAAAGAAATGATCAGCTGGTGCATTTTCCATACTAAATTTAGTAAGTCCATGCAAAGATCCATTAGAACCTCTTTTATCTACAGTTCCTGATATATCATAAGGATCACAACCAAATGCGCCTATATGATCATTACCAGGATATTTTATACCGTTTTTTTCTATGTATCTATTTTGTAAGTTTTTATCTGGAATCCAAGTTATAAAAAATCTTCCTTGATTACTAGGTGCAAATAATACTCTAGTATCTTTAATTCCACCTTCCCATAAAAAATTACCTTGTGTAACTAAAGCTTTATTATTTTCATCTTCATTAAAATCTATTTGTTGATATATTTTAGTAAGATTAAATAAAGAAGATTTAGATTCATCTCTAAACGCATGTTTTGTAGTTCTAGGAAATTGTCTATAAAACTCGTTTAAAGCATCTTGATTATCTTTTAATCCGTCAACTTCGTTTTCCCAGTACTCAATAACGCCAAGGTCGATAAACTCGCCTTGTGGTCCAAGTACTTCTTTGTCGGGAGTGTCGAAGACAGGTAAGCCATAAGAATCAATGTAGCCTTCGTAGTTCCATTCCATAGGTATGAACAAAGAATATAATCCCGAACTAGTCTGTCCGTTGCGGTTTCTTTTTGTAACATCTGATTCAT